ACAATTCTGTATCTCAAGCTAAAGCAGAAACGATCATTTCTACTATTACAGAGGTATCTAGAAAATTTAATCAAAAATTACTTAAAGAACAAAAGTATGCTTTGATATCAGAAATAAAAGAAAGATATAACATCGACGAATTTTTTACTGTTGATGTAAGAGATTATAAAGCATTAGCGTCTTTATACTGTTTATTAGAAGCACAGAATAATTCTAATATAGTTGACCCTAGCTTTTTAATTAATAATAAAACAACTCTATTAGAGCATTTAACATCTAAGAAACAAAATGAGGAAGATGTTAAAGACTCACTTATTGAGCAATATTCTAAGTATGATACTGATTTAAAACTTTTAACGTTTAAAATCTTATTAGAAAAGTTTAATAGTAAATACAAAGATCTTCTTCCTGAACAGAAGAATATACTTAAAGAATTTATAACATCAGTAAACTCAAGTAAAAAACTATTTAATTTAGTTAATAAAGAATTTACTAAAATTGCCGAAGCTGTAACTGGCTTAAGTAAAAAAGTAACTGATGATATACTTAAGATTAAATTAGATGAAATATCTAAATCTATCAAGCCGTTAAAAAGCACAGATAGAGTAGGAGATACCCATTTAGTTAATCTTATGCAATATTACGATCTAGTAAACGAGCTAAAAAGCTTATGACAAGATCAGCACTGATTCAGTTAGTACGTGAAGTACAGCAGGAATTAGACGAGGCTAACGTTACTAATAGTGGCGGAGCATCATTTACACCTGGCGATGGAGCACAGTATGCTACACCAGCTGCATTTGGAAAGGCTACTCGAGCGATTAAAACGCTTAAGAAGCAAGGTTACAAGCAGGTTAGTCGTCCTAAACGACCGTCACATACTAAAGGATTTGATTATTTATAAAAAATGAGAACATACACAGTAACAGAAAAGTACAGAGCCGTCAACGAAGGTAAGATGGCTAAATCAGAATTTGTAAGACAAATGAGACTTGGTTACCCTGAACATATTACACAGTGGAACGGATTTAAAGATACAGTACAAATTCTTAAGAATAGAGGACTTCTTTTCGAAGAGGTTAAACCTATAGTAGTAGAGGAAAAGATTGATGCTATGAAATTGCCATATAGTCTAGAAGCCTTAGATAGAGGTATTAGACATGAATTCGCAGAAGCTAAAATTGAATATCACGCAGGTGCTAATATTAATATGGATCAATACAATGATGCTCTAAATAAAGCTAAAGCAAATTTAGACAAGGATCCAATGCACTACCTTAATATACTTGCTGGTAATGATAAGAACGTAGATAAGAACGATCAAATGAAACCAGTATCAGATAAACCAGATGTATTTAATGGTCTAAAGAAAGCTGATTTAAGAGAAGCTAAAACAATGCTAAAAGAAGGCAAAATGGATGACTTAGCTGAAAAGCTAGGAATAGATGTAGGTAGATTACAAGCTGCTGCTGATAGATTAAGAGAAATGGAAAGAGAAGATGCTGCAGAAACAGCCGGTAAAGTAAATGCAATGAAAGCCATTATAGATGAAGAACCTGATGAAGTAATGAACATCGATAGACACGGTAATGAAAAAGAAGATAAAGAAAGCAATTACACTAAAGTAAAGGAAGCAGAAGAAATGGATCAAGAAGAGTACCACTTAAAAAGAAAAGAAGCTGCTAATGCTGCTATAGATATTTTAAGAAGAAAGTTTCCTGAAGTTACTGCTGGGATACTTAAAGACTTTTTAAGAACTCATATGGATGATCTATATGGTGGAGCAGATCCTATAGAAGAATTTGAAAACTATGTATCAGTTAATTATGATAGTTTAGAAGAAGAAAGCGTTTCTGAAAAGAAAGGTAAAGATCATGACGGGGACGGAGATGTTGACGGAGATGATTATATGGCTGCTAAAGACAAAGCTATTAAAAAAGCAATGGGTAAAGAACCACAACAAGAAATTAGCACTGCAGATATTAAGGCTGCAAGAGCAGGATTAGACAAATTTGCTGCTAGAGAAAAAGAATTAGACAGACAAAATCCTAACAGACATAAAGAAGCTGGAGCTAAAGCAGCAGCAGCAAGAGATGCAGCAAGAGCAGCTAAAAAGAAATCTGGTAATAATACTGCAAAATATACTTCTTTCTACAATAAAGAAGAGAAAATCAAAGAAGCTATAAAAAAGATTGTAAAAGAATCTTTAGCAAAAGATACTCTAAACGAAGCTGCTACTAATCATTTAGCTGCAATGGCTGATACTTATGGAGACTATAAAGGTATGACAGTAGTACTAAATGATCTTCAGAACATAGTAACAGATATCGAAAGTTATTATGCTAAACAAAAAGATAGATTAGAAGGAGTATTTAAAAAAGTAGGTGAAATACAAAATGAAGAAGGATTTAAAGTAGGAGGATTTTTAGCTCCTGCTATAGAAAGCGCTTTTGTAAAAGATTCAAGACACTTAGGAGGTAGTAGATTTATGAAAGGCGTACAAATACCTCAAGTAAAAGTTGCTAAGTTTGATAACTTAAGACAAGAAGAAGCACCTGTAGAAGCAGCTCCAAAAGAAACTATATTCGGTATAAACGAAAAAGGAGAGTTTAAATTAAGAAAAGACTTATAAAAGAATGGCACAACTATTAGTAGACGTTACCCCATTTAAATCAGTACTTAGAGAGTCTAAAGAAAGACCAGGAGTATATGAAGTTGAGGGTGTTATGCAAAGAGCAGTTGCGGAAAATCAAAACGGTAGAACATATTCAAAAGATATTTTAGAAAGAGAAGCTTCTAAATACGTTAAAGAGTTTGTTGAAAGAGGTAATGCATTCGGAGAACTAGATCATCCTGAGTCTCCTGTTGTCTCTCTTAAGAACGCATCTCACATAGTAAAAGAGCTATATTGGAAAGGAAACGACCTTATGGGTAAGGTAGAACTATTAAACACACCAGCCGGTAATATAGTAAAAGAAATTATTAAAGCAGGACATACTATAGGTATCTCATCTAGAGGTACAGGTTCTGTTAAACAAACTAACGAAGGACAATTAGAGGTTCAACCAGACTTTGAATTAGTATGCTGGGACTTTGTATCTAATCCATCCACACACGGTGCTTTTATGAACCCTGTAGCTTTACAAGAAGGGTTAAAAAAACCAAATAAGTTTGCTAAATTAGACAATATACTTAACGATATATTAAGAGCCTAATAGGTTTTTGTAAACAGTATATATTTATATAAGAATATACAGTCACTTATACTGTATTAAAAACTTATAACTAACTTCATATTACGATTTCAATAATCGTACGAAACCACAAATTATTTTTATAATGAGTAAAGATTTATTCAAGCAAGCTATTGCTGAAGCTAAATCTGTAAGAGAAGCCGCTATTGCCAACGCTAAGGAAGCTTTAGAAGAATCTTTGACACCTCATCTTAAAGACATGTTAGCTGCTAAACTTCAAGAAATGGAAGAAACTACTATTGAAGAAGCTCCAAAGAAAGACGAAAAGGAAATGGATGAAGCTCCTAAACATGACAAAAAAGATGAAACTATCGAAGAAGCTCCTAAGGACGACAAAGATGAAGCAATAGAGGAAATAGAAATTGCAGAAGAGCCAGAAGTAGCTGAAGCTGAAGTAGAAGAAGCAGAGGATGATTCAGAAGAATCTGAAGACGATGCTCCTATCGACGAACCAGCCGAGGATGATATGCCAGACGGAGATGAAGATATTTCTAAATTATCTATTGACCAGTTCAAAGATTTAGTAAGAGATATTATCGCTCAAGAAGGAGGTCACGGCGAAGAACTTCCAGCTGATGACATGGATGGTGGAGATATCGAAGCTATAGGTGATGAACCTGCAGCAGATGATATGGACGCTATGGATGCACCAGACGAAGAAGAAATCGACTTAGATGAGCTTTTAAGAGAATTAGAAGCAGAAACTTCAGAAGAAGTTGCAGAAGCTAAGGACGATAAAGACATGGACGAAGCTCCAAAGAAAGATGACAAAGACGAAAACGTTGAAGAGGCTAAAGAAGACCACAAAGACGAAGGTAAGAAAGATGACAAAAAGATGGAAGAAGAAGTAACTGAAGAATCAAATGAACTTCAAGAAGCTTTAGAAACTATCGAAACTTTAAAGAAAGACCTTAATGAGGTTAATCTTTTAAATTCTAAATTACTTTACGTTAACAAGATCTTCAAGTCAAACGACCTTTCTGAAAGTCAAAAAGTTAACATTATCGCTGCTTTTGATAAAGCTGAGAGCGTAAAAGAAGTTAAACTTGTATTTGAAACTGTTTCTGATAGTGTAGTAGGTAAAAAAGAATCTGCTAAGTCTATTAAAGAATCAAAAGCTAAATTAGGTATGGCAAGTAAAGCTACTGGAACTACTGCAAGTAAGCCAGAAGTAATCGCTGAAGTATCTGATACAGTTAGAAGAATGCAAATGTTAGCCGGTATTATTAAACAATAATCTTAAAAAATTAAATTAAAATGGAAATTAACCAATTATTAGAGGGTTCTAATTCTTACAAGAATTTACAAGAAGACTCTGCAAAACTTGCTGAAAAGTGGGCTAAATCTGGTTTGTTAGAAGGTATTGAAGATAAAAAAGTCATGAATAACATGGCAATGATTCTTGAAAACCAAGCAAAACAAGTAGTCTCTGAAGCAAACACAACTAACGTTGGTGGAGGATCTTTCTCTGCAGGCGCTGGTGAACAATGGGCTGGTGTTGTCTTACCATTAGTAAGAAAAGTATTCGCTCAAATCGTATCACAAGATTTCGTATCTGTACAACCAATGAATTTACCTTCAGGACTTGTATTTTATTTAGACTTCAAATATGGAGACACTAGAAATGGAAGAGAAGCACAATCAAATTTATATGGTAACGTAACAGAAGGATCTACAAAAATGGTAAAAGACGCTGATCCTTCAGGAGGTCTTTACGGAGCTGGACAGTTTGGATACACTATCAATAGTGCATCTGTTGCTGTTGAAGAAGCTGCTGTAGCTGCTGATTCTGCTTCTATATCTTATGAAGATGGAGTTGATCCTGCTGACTACTACAAGATTACTAAATCTTTTAGTGGATTAGCTGCTGATTTAAAAGGTGTAAGAGCTTTTAGAATCTTATCTGCTTCTGTTGACGTAACTAACCCAAAGTATACTTCAGTATCTGGAAACGATGTAACATTTGTTATCGCAAAAGGAGACACTACTGTAGATGCTTCTTTAACTGGATCTATTATATACCACAAACAGCCAGTTGATAACGATAGAGGAGACTTCGAAGCTGATTCTTCAAGAGCAGTTGACACTTCTATCTCTATTCCATCTATTGATGTTAAATTATCTAGTGAAGCAATTGTTGCTAAAACAAGAAAATTAAAAGCACAATGGACACCAGAATTTTCTCAAGATCTTAACGCTTACCACAGTATTGATGCTGAAGCTGAATTAACATCTTTATTATCTGAATATATCTCTATGGAGATCGATTTAGAGATCTTAGATATGTTAATCCAAGACGCTAACACTACTGACCAATGGTCTGCAAAATCTAACAAAAGCTGGAACGGATCTGCATTCGTTACTTCTGCTGCTGGATCAGGAGGATTCTACAATACTCAAGGACAATGGTTCCAAACTTTAGGAACTAAAATCCAAAAGGTATCTAACAAAATTCACCAAAAAACATTAAGAGGTGGTGCAAACTTCCTTGTATGTTCTCCAAACATTGCAACAATCTTAGAATCTATTCCAGGATATGCTGCTTCAACTGATGGAGATCAGGCTGAATTTAACATGGGAGTACAAAGAGTTGGTAGCTTTGCTAACAGATTCAAAGTATACAAAAACCCATACATGACTGAGAACATTATCTTAATGGGATACAGAGGTTCACAATTCCTAGAAACAGGAGCTGTATATGCACCATATGTACCATTAATGATGACTCCTCTAGTATATGACCCAGAGACTTTTACACCAAGAAAAGGTCTTATGACAAGATATGCTAAGAAGATGATCAGACCAGAATTCTACGGTAAAATCTTTGTATCAGATCACAATCTAATCTAAGATTCTACTTTTTAGAATATATTAAGAAAGAGAGGTCCTAACGGGCCTCTTTTTTTTTTGCCTATTTATATAAGATGGAATTCCTTTCACAAGTTAACAGTTACCTTTTGTTTAACTAAAATCAATTATATGGATTTATTTAAAAAAGTTGGTCAATGGGCCGACGAACTTACGAAAATTGGAATGAGCATTGTTGCTCTCGGTGTTGTATTAGAAGTACTCTTTAAGGGTGCGTCTATACCATTCTGGCCTGAAGTATCTGTGGTAGATAATATCATGGGCATATTAGGAGGATTGAGTAACGAAGGCTTGCTAGGTTTAGTAGGTGCGATGGTCTTATATTACATCTTCAAGAAAGATTAACTTAAGAACTTTGAATTTTTAAGAAGAGGGGGCGTAAGCCCTCTTTTTTTATTGCTATTTATAAAAGAAAACGTAATAGTATGGCAAATGTACAAGTAGTGATTTTAGAGAACCTCACTCTAGATGATAATAATAAAAACAATGTCTACAGCAAAACATATTCTGGTGTAAATTATTTAGACCATAGAACTTTACTAGCTCCTTCTGGATCTAAAACTAGAATATTTTCTTATAACGGTGCTATAGATAGAGGAACTTTTATAACTGGTTCAATAGTTTACGGAAGAATTAGTAACTTAAACGACACATATAGTGTTAATCTAGAGATATCAAGCTCAACAGAAAACTTTCATCAAAAAATAAAACCAGGTGGTTCTTATATGTTGACTTCTAATGAGATGACAGGAAGCTATACTGTAGGTAATATTAATTATGATAATATTAGAGATATATTAGTAGAACCAGTATCAGGTTCAGCTAAAATCGAATATTATATAACAACATCTTAACTTATGGCTAATATAATAACTTACGGTGGCTCGAGTACATTTGCTGCCGGACAAACACCATTCGGATTCTATGACTCAGACAGTCAGTTCCAAACTGATGCTGATAAAGTAGCATTTTTCTGTGCTACTAAATTAGGATTTCCTTTAATGGACGTTGAATTACAATCAGGATCTTTCTATGCTTGCTTTGAAGAGGCAATTACAACGTATGGAAATGAAGTATATGCTTCTGTAATAAAACAGAACTTCCTTAACTTACAAGGATCTAAACAATCTACAGTACAGAATAACAATCTTATTAAACCAAACTTAAATGAACAGATAAGATATAGTCAACAATACGGTATTGAAGCAGAAGTTGGAGGTGATATTACTAAATACTCAGGTAATCTAGATCTAATAGCTGATCAACAAAATTATGACCTTAATCAATGGGCGGTAGATAACAATATAGAAGGTGGAATAGAGATAAGACGTATATTCTACGAAGCACCACCGGCTATAGTAAGATACTTTGATCCTTATGCAGGAACTGGTACAGGAGTACAATCATTAATGGATGCTTTTGACTTTGGATCTTATAGTCCAGGAGTAAATTTCTTATTAATGCCTGCTTCTTACGATATACTTAAAACTCAAGCTATAGAATTCAATGATCAGATAAGAAGATCGGCTTATTCGTTTGAAATAATGAATAACCAACTAACTTTACTACCTATACCAAAGAAAGCAGGTAAATTAAGATTTGAATACTTTAAAAACACAGATAAGTTATCCTCTACAGATTCTAGTGCTACTATTAACACTAGTGATAGCGCTTGCTGCGGAGATAACCCTGTAACTAATATATTTAATGCTAATTTTAATAATCCTGTATATACTGACATTAATTCAGTAGGTAGAGACTGGATATATAGGTATGCCGCTGCCTTAGCTAAAGAAATGCTAGCTTATATACGTGGTAAATACCAGACAGTACCTGTTCCAGGTTCAGAAGCTACTTTAAACCAAGCAGACTTACTAGCTGATGCTAGATCAGAGAAAGCTTCTCTATTAGAGCAGTTAAGAACACTATTAGAGGGTACTTCTAGAGTAGAACAAATGGAACAACAAGTAAGAGAGATGGAAGCTAATGCTAAAATGGTGACTGGAGTGCCAATGAAACTATATATAGGATAATGAAGTTAATGAAGATACTTAGCGAGGTTCAGTATAATACTTATGAAGGTATGGTACAAGTAATGTATGAAGATGGCAGTGATAAGACACAGATAGTTGACTTAATAAGAGCTTTACCAGGTATTACTACAGTAACAGTAGCAGATAGTACAATGGAGAACGTAGAAACATTAAAAATAAAACTTATTACACAAAAAAGCGCTATGGAAGCCTTTGAATCATTAAAAAACACAGCAATGTCAAAGTATCCTAACGTAAAACTTGTTAAAATAGGTGAACAAACAATAGAGAAAGTATAATGCTATTTGGATCTAACAGAGACTTTAACCTATTAGTAGGTATTAACAGAGAACTACTAAAAGACATAGTAGAACAGGAGATACTGTACTATAAGTTTAGTATAAAGGATACTGAAGTGAATATATACGGTGAAGGACTAGTAAAATCGTTTTTAGAACCGTTAAAACTCAATTGCCTTATAACTAGAGGTGATCAAGTGATAGCAGTAGATGAATTTGGACCTGATCTTGAAAGAGATGTTCAATTTGCACTGCTAAGACGTGATTTAGAAGAAGTAAGCGTAGTACCTGAGGTAGGGGATATACTTAATTGGCAAGAAGACTATTATATTGTAGATAACGTTAAGGAGAACCAATTATTTATGGGGAGAGACAAGAGCTACAACTTAACCGACTATGGAAGTCAATTTGGTACATCAGTATCATTGATTTTAGAGTGTCATATGACCAGAAGAGAGCAAACTGGTATAACTTTTGCTCAGAACGAAGAATATTAATTATTATGAAGATAAAAGACATACTTAGCGAAAAAGAGCACGATTGGCAACAAGATAGTCCTGATTTTAAAACTAAACAAACAGGATATAACAAGGAAACTGGTCAATATACCTGGGATGTTAAATATACACCTTTAATTTCACTTGCTGAAAATATAGAAGAGTCTTACGAAGACTTTAAAGAGGTAACTCGTAAGTATCCACAGGATGAAAAGTTAGAACAATTATTTAAAGTGTTTAGTAGCTTTAAAAGAGCTTACAAAATGCATATAAACAGAAAATATGCCAAATAATAAGCCATTACCAAAGACTCAATCACAGATATCACAAGATTCGATTAGTCCTTTTCAAGGAGGTCCAGCAAGTGGTAGCAAACAGCCTGTGCAAGACCTTAAAAAAAGGGAATTGCAAAGATCTGTAAAGGATGATGAAACTAAACGATTCAGTCTAGGGTTAAAAGACATAGATGGAGCTATATTTTACTACTTTAATAATGTAATCAAACCATCTGTACTACAAAACGGTGCTAAAAAAGATGTTCCCGTGCTATATGGTTCACCAGAACGTTGGCATGCAGTACAGAAAGAAGGATTTTATAGAGATAGAAATGGTAAAATACAATTACCGTTAATAATGATTAAGAGAGACAGTGTAGAGAAGAACAGAGAGTTAGCTAATAAGATGGATGCTAACTTACCTACACAGTTTGGAGTGTTTGAAAAGAAATGGAGTAGGAAAAATCAATACGATAGATTTTCTTTACTTAATAACAGGTCTATACTGAAAGAATACCAAGGAGTTGTAATGCCAGACTATGTAAATATAGTATACTCATGCGTAATCTTTACACAGTATATAGAACAGATGAATAAATTAGTAGAAAGTATCAATTATGCATCAGATTCTTATTGGGGAGACCCAGAAAGATTTAATTTTAGAGCAATGATTGATAGTTATGCTACAACAACTGAGCTATCACAGGGAAGTGATAGAGTAGTTAAGACAAATTTTAATATAAACCTTTTAGGACATCTAGTTCCTGACGGTATTAATGCTTTACAACAAGGATCTATGAAATTCTTTAATAAAGCTGCTGTATTATTCGGAACAGAGGTAGTAAAAGATATAAATGACATATAAATGGGCAGATATTCTAGTACGAGAGTAAATTCAAGGACTGTAAGATTTTATGATAGAGCATCTGCTACAAGATTAACAGTACAAAACATAGCTGAAGCAATGACGGCAGAACAAAAAACCTTTACCACATTAAATAATGCTTTTACCAGCAATAACACAACTGTGACAGTATCAGATCCAGTAGTTACTTTTGAGGACATATCATTCGCAACTGTACCTGATGGGTTCCCTGCTATAGAAAAAGACGATTTTACAGTTTTTGTAAACGGAATTGCATCAGAAATAGATGCTATTGATTCAATTACAGAAGATGGTAGCAACGTAGTTATAACTTTTAATAATAGTTTAAATTTTGACTTAGAAGCTGACGATGAATTTATGATAACTGGTAAATTGGTTAGCTAATGGCATTAATTAAGTGGAAACAAATAAGTGGGCAACTTGGCAACTATGGAAACCTTACAGGTTCCTTAGATGTTAGTGGATCTATTAACTTAAACGGACAAGCAATAGGTACCGGTAAGTTAAATGAGACTACTTTTAATACTTATACATCATCTCTTGCAGATGGTACTATAACAGTAGCTTCTGCTTCCTATGCTATATCAGCTTCAGTAGAAATATTAACAGAAATATCATCTTCACATGCTGAAATAGCAGATTCTGCTTCTTTTATATCAGATTCCTTTATATCAGCTTCAGGAGTTAGAGCTGGCTTTAGTTCTACTACTTTTAACGGTAATAGAATAATATCTCAACAACATTTACCAGGATTCTTTACTTCATCGTTTAATCCAGGTACTTCTGGTAGTGTATCCGACTTTTTAGAGAAAGTATTTTATCCAAACGATGCTCCTCAGTTTACTTCTAACGCTAATGTAAATATAGCTGAATTTTTAACATCAGGATCTACTATACACACTTTAACTGCTAATGATATACAAGGCCAAGCATTAACTTTTGCAGCTCAAGACTCATATACAGCAGGATTTGTAAATGTAGCTACAAATGGAGTAGTAACGCTACTTACTTCATCAATAGTTGAACTATTTAATACAACAAATAGAGGAGACGGAACAAATGCACACCAAATACCAGTAAAAGTAACAGATACTTTCGATGCTGTAACAAATCAAAACTTATTTATTGATGTAACTGCTAACTCAGCACCTGTATTTAGACAGACTTCCGCAGCTGGTACAATAATAACAGCATTTACAGCTAGTAGAAATGAAAATGCATCTACAGGAGAAGTAACTAAAATATACTTTACCGATACTAACTCTGATTCTATTACTATAAGATCAAGTTCTGTACCAGGAGGACACTTTACAATAACAAAATCTTCTAACTATGTAAGTATTGCTCAAGCAACTGCTTCTTTAGATTTTGAATCAACTTCTTCCTATAGTTTTTCTATATCAGCATCAGATGAACACTACGAATCTGGTCAAGATACAGATTCTATAGTAAATTTACCTATAACAATAAGTGTAACAGATAATGTTCACCCAACTATTAATAATCAAACTTTAACTGCAATTAATGAGTCTAGTTCAGCAGGAACAGTAGTAGATAATATTGCTGCTTCTGATACAGAGGAAGATACTATTACGTTTTTCAACTTCACTCTATCTAAATTAGAACTAGACAACTCTAACGTACCTACTGGTAGTTATGGAGGTACTTCTCAACTATCTGACCCG